CTTATACTTTCTTATATACCTTCTATTAATTTAAAGGTTATTAAAGAATATAGTTTCTTTGTGATACACTGGGAAAAGTTTAGAGATGGTGCCTTAAACATTGTTACCTGGTTGCTAGAACAGATAGACAAGTTTTATATGTGGTTAATGAATCGTAAAATAGTTCCAGAAAGTTGGTATTTAAGTACCGTAAGGAATAAAGAAGTAGTTAATTTTAGAAACAGGATAGAATCTTTTAATACTGCACTTCTATCTAATACTGTTCCTCATTCTACGGTAGCATATTCAGTTGTGTCCGATCTAATATCAGAATGCGTAAATCTTAAAATGGAAGTTTCTAGGCACTCCGGCGAAGCCAGTGTACTCGAAACCTGTTATAGAGAGCTTGATAATATAAGAAAGGGCTTTGGTAGTGTTAATCCCTCAGTTGCTGGTATGAGAGCAGAACCTGTCTCAGTTTTGTTTCGTGGTGCTCCAGGAATAATGAAGTCTATCCTTGTTGACTTTTTGATTAAACGTTTGTATGTTAACGATCGTCGAGATGACGTTGACCCCTCGTTATATTTAAAAGTTGATAACAGAAAGAAAACCAAAGAAATTAATGATGAACTTGCTAGTTTTGTGTTTTATCGTAAGATGGCTAACAAATATGCTGACGGATACAAAGGTCAAGATGTTTGGGTTCATGATGAATTTGGAATGGAAAGAGATGTTCCAGGAGTAACTGAGAATTGTTACACCGAATTGATATCTATAAAAAACACGATGCCATGTCATCTACACATGTCAGATATTTCGGATAAAAAAACTACATATTTCAAGGCTAGATATATTATAATGACTACTAACTGTAATGAATTTCATCCGGATAGTGTTGTAGATGCTTATGCCGTTGATCGTAGGTTTGACATTGATGCTTTAGTCTCTCCCAAAACTATGTATTGTATAGATCCTTCAGCTGATATTTACCATAAACAGTTTGATAAGACAAAATTGCCTACTGTCGATGGGGTTATTAATATAAATCCTGATTTTTTTGATATTGTGTTAAGAAAGAAAGGAATTACAGGGGATTGGCAAATCATCAAACAAATTAATTTTGAAGAACTTTACGCTTTAGTAGTTGAGAAAAAGGATTTCTATGAAAAAGTGTTCGTTGCGAATTCGGAAAAAGCTAAAGAGTTTGCTATGGGAAAATTTCCGGGTTCTTTTGGAGATACTAAGGAGAAGATTTATAGAGATATAATGAAAGAATTTTGTACTTCCTCTCCGATGCTTCAAATGGAAGAGGTTAAGGAAGCAAAATTTCATAATTTCGAAGATTTGCCCAATGATCCGGGAATTAGATCTTTTATGTCTGAACTCACTTATGACATCGGTTCATATTGGGGTGATGTTAAAGTACTCTTTGGACGTTTGGTAGAAACTCATAAAGATGAATTTGTTAAAGATGTGATGTCAGGCAAGAACACCACGCATTGGAAAAGCATCTGCAGGAAAAATATGGATAAAATTGATGGGAATCTTTCGGAGTCTCTCACCCAGTTTGATTTAGTTCTTAGTTCTGAAGCCGAATCTATTTCTTACCTTAAAGTTTTGATGGAAAATAAATATATCATACTTTCTGGAGCCGCATTACTTGTAGGACTTTATGAAACATATAAGATGTTTAGTCCGAAAGAGTTTGAAAATCAATCTCCTGGGATTGTTAGAAACCCTGATAGCGTAGCTAATAAAAGTCTGAGTGAAATTAAAGCCATGGGTAGATTGCCTAACTTACAAATGGGTGACGAATCTGATAAAGCTTGTAATGATGAATTGATGAGTATTCTGAAAAGAAATACTCTTACTATGTTTGTAGGTGGTAAAGTTAGAGGAACTATTTTATTCTTGAAAGGATCTTTAGCTATTATACCTGCCCACTTTGTTTATCAAATTGTGGCTTGGGTGAATGATCCAGAAGCAGATTTTGATCTTAAGTCAATAATCACTTTGAAGAAAAATGTTCATATGAATCAGAGCTTTAGTCACTATAATTATAGTGCTGAAGATTTCTTAGGATCTATAGTGGACTTTGTTGATCCGGTTTTGGAAGAATTGGCTTTTATACATCTTGATGATCGTGTGAGATTTAGAGATATAACTCATTTTTTAAAGAAAGAAAACTCATTTAAGAAAATATATAATAGTGTGAAATCCGGACAGATAATTAATGAAGATAATTTACTTCAATATACTGAAAAAGTAGGAGTAGGGCACTTAATACTGAATCATGAAGTTCAGTGGTTTGGTCGCTCAAAGAAGATACTGCATACGTACCAAATGATTGGTGATAATCAGAAGGGACAATGCGGATCAGTGTTGATGGAAATGAATCCAAAGAGCAAAGAAAAGCTCTTGGGTATTCATGTCGCTGGAAATTCAAAAAGACAATTGATTGTATACTCTAGAATCACGTTTGAAATGGTTGAGGAAGCCATTAGGGTAGCTAATAAATCTCGTTTAGTTCTTAGTGAAATTTCACCCGTAGTAGTAACAGAAGCTCAGATGGATGATACTATCATTGATAAAAGATTTGAATGTTTAGGATTTGTCAAGCCAGTCCCTACATTTTCAAAGACTACATGGCAAAGGTCCAAATTGTTTGAATTGTTGCAACCTCATGAAATGGCTCCAGCTGTCCTGAGAAATAAAATTTTGGACCAAGAAGAGATTTATGTGCATGAAGTCGCTCTATCTAAATATAACTTTAATACAGGGGTTTATATAGATAGTGAAGTGTTGGATAGGCTTATTGATTCAGAGATTGATTTCTATAGAGCATCTTCTCCCCACTATGTGCAGCCGCGAATATTATCTATTGAAGAGTGCATATTGGGCATAGATGATGAAATTGATTTTGGACATTTAAGTAGAACTTCCAGTCCTGGATATCCATTTGTCTTAGAAAAGGGAAATACTAAAGGTAAGGAATTATGGTTTGGAAAGAATGAAGACTATGATCTTTCAACCCCTTTCTTTTTAAAGTGGAAGAAAGAATTAGAAGAAGAAGATGTCTTGTTAAGAAAAGGTATTGTGATCAATTTTCCGTTTGTCGATTGTCTAAAAGACGAGTTAAGAATGTTAAAAAAAGTATTATCTTTTCTTTCCCGTAACTTTAGCAATGGTAGTATGAGTTTAGTCATTCATTGCAAGAGATACCTTGGATCGTTTATGATTTGGTTTATTAAAAACAGAATTCACAATGGATCTACTTTGGGCATTAATCCTTATTCCGGCGAATGGGATTCAATAGCCCGGAGTCTTCTTTCCTTTAGTCAATATGTAATGGCCGGTGACTTTTCTAACTTTGATGGATCGCATGCTCCTCAAATAGATTTTTCAGTCTTGAAAATTATTGAGAGTTTCTACGATGATTCTAGTGAGGAAGAACGCCTTGTAAGAAGAACGTTATGGAGTTGCATCGTGCTTAGTACTCATGTCTACCAAGATAAGTTGTATAGATGGGAGTCCGGTTTGTCTAGTGGAGGTTATCCTACTGCAATGTTAAACACAATGTATGTGCGGATTAGTTACAAGTATTGTTTTTATCTAGCTACTGGTTGTCATATTGAATCTTTTTGGATTTTCAATGATCAAGTGCTGGTGTATCCTCATGGAGATGACTCACTTGCTTCTGTCAAAGATAAATTTCATAAATATTTCAATGAGAATACAGTGTGTGATTTTATGAAAACTTTAGGCTTGAAATATACCAGAGAAGACAAAGAAGAGAATGTTGAGGGTGATTTTAGAACCTTGTTGGATGTTGAATATCTTAAAAGAAGCTTTCGATATGAACCTCTTGTGGGTTTGTACGTGGCTCCTTTGCGCCTGAATCGAGTGTTAGAAATGTTATCATGGACAAGAACAACCGACAGCGACCTCATAACAATAGCGAAAGCTGAGGTAGTTGTTAGTGAACTGTCATTGCACGGTAAGGAAGTTTATGATAAATATGTTCCAATTATAGATCAGGCACTAAATCGAGTATTTGGGGTCAGATTAAAAGTTGCTACATATTTTAGGAGCCTGGAAAAAGTACTCAATCAGGATATAACCCCTGAAATCTCAAATCTACAAATGAATAGCACAACTGATAAAGAAATCGATCGAGAAACTACAGTTTATGATCCTGACTGTGGACTCGTATATGTTAGGGACAAACACTTTGAGCTCCAAATGGATACAGGTTTGGTTCAAGTGAAAGATACTGTAACACCAACTCAAGATATTGAGTTCGCTGAAGATGCTCATGTATTGACCGTTTCTCAGCAAAAAGTCGTCAAAACACCTGTCGGTATGACAGATTTTCAGAATGAAGTTACTGATATTACAAGATACCTTAAAAAACCAGTTGTTTTAAGTAAAGGGAATTTAGCTTCAACCGATGCTGCTTCTACTTTTTCTAATTATGCCTGGTATCAACCTATAGCTGCATCCACTATGTTGCAGAATAAGATCGCTGGTATTTATACCTTTCGTGCCACTTTGAGAGTTAGACTTAATGTTAATGCTATGCAGTTTCAATTGGGTGCTTACATTGTTGCTTTTCTTCCTACTGCTGGAATGCAAGTAGGCAATGCTGCAGAAACAGATTTCATTTTAGCTCATCGGTTTTCTAAGATTGAGATAACTCAATTACAACATGTAGTTTTGGACGTTAATCGAGATACTGAAGTCGAACTTGTTATTCCTTGGAAGAGTACTTATAACTCGTTTATAGTTGATAGTGCAAGTGCCGGTTATTCTAATCCTGGTTATGTTTTTATGTATCCTTATGTACCACTGGCCAGTGGAGCCACAGGTAGTAATACTGCAGGATATACGCTTTGGGCATATTATGATGATATAGAACTCGGAACAGTTACTTATCCACAAATGGATAATGCTATTTCCAGAAGAGGAGGAAGGAGTGATTTTATGACTAGAGAACAAAAAGGGGGTGCTGTTTCAGATACACTTGATATGGTTGGAAGTATAGCTGGAGGACTGTCTAATGTACCTCTTTTGAGTACGATAGCTGCTCCGATTGAAGGAATAGCCAATTTGGCTAGTGGATTTGCGAGAATGTTTGGATTTAGTAAGCCGAATACTTTGAATGAGAACACTACCAGGATCGTTAGAGCTTACTTTCCAAGTATGGCCAATGTTGATGGAAAAGATGCGTGTGACTCTATGGCTCTTTGGGAAGGAAATCATGTTTCTTTGGCGCCAGAAGTCTTTGGAACCGAGATAGATGAAATGTCCTTTGATTTTCTGACGAGCATTAGTACATGGTACACAACAGTAACTTGGACAACTGGGAATGCAACAGATACTAGTTTACTTACGATAGGAGTTAATCCAGCAGTGGGGGAAATCGGACAGTCAGACGGAGCTGTAACGCTATACTCTATGTCACCACTTGCTTACATTACTCGGTTTTTT